CAAGCGTTGCTATTGTAGTAGTATTAGAATGTGCGCAAGTTAGTATTCTTTCAAACACATCTACAACTCCAGTAGTTGTTAAAGTTCCAGCAATTGTCAAACCTCCACTCGCTAAAGTCATTAAATCTGTATCACTCGTATGCCCAATAGTAGTTCCATTAACTATAACATTATCAACAGTTAAAGTAGTTAAAGTACCCAATGATGTTATATTTGTTTGAGCTGCAGTTTGAATTGTACCAGTTAAATTGCCAGTTACATTTCCTGTTAAGTTTCCTGTGATTGTGCCTCCAGCAGTAACAGTACCAGCAAATGTTGCATTACGACTTGAATCAATTGTTAATGAATTTGTAAAAGTATTCCCTCTTGTTGGAGAGCCTGTGCCACTTGTTCTATTTCCTATTTTAAAATTACCAGAAGTATCTGTATGAATTTCCCATGCATCTCCTGCATCATCGGAATTATCTGCACCTAAAAATAATACAGCTTCTTGTCCTTCAATTCCTAATATAGATGTATAGCCACCATTTGTTGTATCTGATGTTACTGTAAATAAACTTTCAGAACTTGAATTTGCTACAGATAAAGTATTTCCCGTAGCTAAACTTAATGTTTTACTTCCTGTGGAAGTTGCACCTGATAAAACTTCATCAACCCAATTTGTTGCCATTTACTGCTCCTTATAACCTTGGGACACTTAAAAATCTTACTCCAGATTTTTTATGTGGCCATTTTTTAATTCCTGTTGTATATATATTCATATGATATTGAGCTTGTTGTAAATTACCCATATTTTCATAAATCCTACATTTAATATAATCAAGTACATATTTATGCAACCCTGTGTCTAATCCTAAATCTGATTTTAAATCTTCTGTCGCAGCTGTTGCTGTTTCATATTTTGAGTGATAGGTTAAACGTATACCATTTGATATTGTAGAATCTTGATATGTATCATATTTTTCTTTTGTTTTTTCACCAGATGTAGTTGTTCTATCTTCACATAATATTGCTAATCTATCATCATCATTGTACCAAGCAAAATAATCATTTGGATATGTTCTTTTATTTGTTGCCATAATTCTCCTATGTTAATGAATCTGATGTTTCATCAGTATCATCTCTTAATAATTTATGTGGGTCTGCAAGTTTTGGTATCATTACATATCTATCATTTGTATCTTTAATTTCAACTTTAATAATATCAATCATTTTACTATCTAATTCATACCATCTTTGATATGAAACTAAATCTGTTTTTGATACTCTTGTATAATGCTTTATTTCTCCACTGATATCAATAAGTGCATCATTAATTAATTGAAGCATTAATTTTTCTGGTTGTCTGCCAAAAATCTGTTCAACTTGTTCTATAATATTTTTAACTGTCATTATTGTTCTCCTTTTGCAGGTTGAGCAGGCATATGTTGACCAATAAGCATTTGAATACCTTTATCATAATCTTGTTGTAATTTAACTTGTTGACTTTGATACCATTGATATTTTTGACTATCTCTTTCCATTCTAACTTTTGTTTCACCTATATATCCTTGAGCCTGTGAAATATAACTTGCCGCTTCTTGCAAATACATAGGGACTCCATCTAATTCCATTTTATATGAAGCTATTAAAGTATTAATTTCAGCAATAGCAACTTGAGCTCTTTGTAATTCTTGGCCAGCAACAGACACAGTTGCATTTAATTGAGCTATACGACCTTCTCCTTCAGCTCTTCTTGCTATAGCTGCTTCAGAGTAAGCTTTAGCATAAGATAATCTTGCTTGAACTTCTTTAGCATATCCATCAGCCTCAGATAGAGCTACTTGAATTTCTTTTACTCTCATATCTCCTATAGCATTCCAATGTTGTATTGATGTTTGAGCTCTTTGTATTTCAGCTTGAACTGTTTGTAGAGTTGCTTGAACCATTTCAGTATCTTCATCATTAAGCCAATATTGAACACTTTCAGGTTCAGTATCACCACCCATAGTAGTTCCATCAATTAAATTTTGAGCTTTAATTAAAGCATCACTTACATGAGCTAATTGAGAATCATTAGTTAAAAAAGTTGCTTCATCTCCAAATATAGAATCTGAATCAGCTGCTTCAAATTTATCTGCTGCTGCTTCGGCTTGGTCTAAAGCATCTTTCATAGCTACTAACGCAATATTTATAGCTCCACTTGTAGGGTCATTTGTAAGTATTGCTTCTCCATCTATGAGATGAGCATCAATTGCTCCCATAGCTGAGTCAATATCTCCTAAATTTGCATATGCGTCATAATTAGAATTAGGCTGGTCATTATCTATTAAATTTTGTGCTAAATCCAATGCATCTTTAACTACTTTAAATCTTTTATTTGTATTATCCCAAAGTTCTGTTGTATCGTCAATATCTCCAATTGATGTATAATAATCATCTATTTTACCACTAGCCTCAACAATTATATTATCAACCTTATTAATTTCTGTTGTTATAGCTGTTAATGCTGTTGTTATATCACTATTACTTGATAAATCATTTTGAAGTCTTTGTAATCCTTTAATTGAAGCATATAAAACAACTAAATATTCTGCTTCATCAGGAAAATTAGCGACTACAGAATCTCCATGAGCAACAGAAGGATAAGCTACTCGATATACATTTGCTGGTTGTGAGTTAGTTGTTGTAGGCTTTACAAAAAGTGTACTTGCTCCAGATGAATTACTTGTTACCCAATAAGCAGGGTCAGTAGCACTTGCATAATATATACTACTTGAGTCATTTGCTAAATCTCCATACATAAAATGCAATTTTCGACATGGAATATAATATCCACCAGAATCAGCTGATAAACGAGTAACCTGTATTATTTCTCCAAATCTTCCATTATCACCTGAATCCATATCTAAGGTTGTTCCATTTGTAGCATTTAAAATAGATATTGAAGCACATTTTTCTTTTAACTTTGGAGGGAGTATATTAATAATTTCTTTAGCTCCATCAGTAAGCCATTGAGTTAAAGCACTATCATCACTAATAGCTCCTGTTAAATCTTCAATTTGCACTTTAAAAGTAGCCATTATCTTCTATTCCTTTCTGCAATATCTGCATCCATTGTTGTTTGAGTAAACTCCATTTTTGTTGTGCCACTTAAAGTTGTTCTCATATTTATATGGTCAGATATTTTGCTACTTGAACCAAATACCTTACCACACTTACATTGTTTAGTTGTATTTTTTGGTACTTCGGTTTTTCTAGAACATTTACTGCAATAATATATTCTCATTTACATTCCTGCAGCTTTTAATTTTTCTCTCATTCTTTTCATAGCATCATCATGTGCTCCCATAGGGTCTTTTTTTTGTTTATCTTTAGCTGCTTTCATAGCTGCTTTTTGTTTATCTTTAGCTGCTTTTTTTAATGAATCCTGCTTAGCTTTAACAGATTTTGGAGTTTCTTTTCTTGCTTTATCTCTAATTTTTTTCATATCAGATAATAATTTTTTTTCTGCTTTTGCTCCGCCTGAAATACTTCCGACATTTACAACTCTTTTGCTTGTTTTTTTAATACCTTTATCAGTTTTTTCAGTTTTACGCTCTGTTTTTACTCCTTTAACATCTTTTGTTTCTTCTCTCATTTTTTTCATAGCATCATCATGTGCTTTGCCACCTTCTTCATATTTTTTAGCTGGGTCAGTAACACCTTTATCTTTTGGATTTTGAGGCACTTTATCAGTTTTACCACCATCTTTATATTTCATCATTTTTCCACCGCCCATCATCATAGGTTTTTCCATTCCTATCATATTATAACCAGTTTTGCCACCACCTGCATACTCAGTTACACTTCTATTTGCTCCATCGTTCACAGGTATTCCCATGTTTTTTGATTCTGCTTTTGCTGCAGCCATTCCCTCTGGAGTGTATGGGAACTCTTTATCTCCTACTTTTGGCATTATTCTTTACTCCTATTTCTTGCATCAGTTATTGGATAATTAAATTCATTTTCACTAGGTAATTTACCATTTTCATTTATATATTCCAATACTGGCTCTGTTTTACTGTTAACTGACTTTTTCTTAATTATATACTCTCCACCTTCAACTTCAATTGGGATACCGCCTTTATCATGTGATGGCCCTTTTAACTTACCACCTAATTCTTTTTTCTTTGTATGTCCATATCCTTTTTTATTTAAAGCTAAATGTTCTTCGTATGTATTTGCTTTTACAGATTTGTTGCCTTTATACATCATATGCGGCTTAAATGTTTTTCCACCTTTTTTATACACGCCTTTACTCCTCATTGATTTTTTTAATGAATCTGAATATTTTGCTACTTGCCTACCTGACTTTGTTGCTTTTCTTTTTTTTCTATTTTCTGCAGCTTTTTGACCTGAAGACATTCCTTCTCTTACTTTTTTAGGTAAATATCTATCACCTTTCTTGCCAGATACATTATCCCATTCTTCATTTGTCCATTGGTCTAATGAACGTTGTGACTCAGCTTTACCTCCACTTTCATATTTAGGCATAACTTTACCACCATCTTCTTTATAACCACCACCTGCAGACTTATAAGCTTTAGCAAGCATTTGTGCTTTTCTAGCACTCCATTGTCCAGGGTTTCCACCTTTTCCACCTGCTTTAATTCTATTAAATATACGCTTACGCATTTCAGGCTTAGTATAATTACCAGCCTTATTTACTGTGCTTTTCTTAGCCATTAATCTAAATATTCAATATGAAACACAAACTCTAAATCATCAGTTGCTGCATAATCAGCATTATTACTATCATTTACAATTGCTGTAAAAAATACACTTGTTGAACCTTCTTCAGCTTTTAATAACATTGGCAATGAGTTCCAGCTATTACTGTCAGTAGGCCCTGCTGATGTTGCTATTGTTCCGCTTCCACTATCTTGTGCAAAAACAACTTGACCATCAGTATGTTGCCAATCAACTGCACCAATAACTTTTGCAGCTTGTAAATTTGCATCTGTAATACTCGAAGCAGAATCTGCAGTTCCAAAATTTGTTTGGACTTGCATAAATATAATATTCATTGCAACTGATTCTTGGTCTTTATCAATAACAGTAATTGCCCTTAATCTTGAAACTCCTCCTCTATTAGAAACAGCATTAGGAATTTCTGCTGCATCAAACATTACATCTAAATTAGCAGTTTCTCCAGCTACTACTGTAGGGGTTACTCTTATTATATTACCACCTGGGTATGGCATAACTTTCTCCTTGTTTATAAAATTATCATTGTCTTATGTAGATTCGGGAGCCACCCTTTATACGATAGCTCCCATAGTTCTACAAAACTATTAATCCTTATTGTTTTGGATTATGATGTTTGTATACCATTGTTAATACTACTAAATGCGGTAAATACATATTCGTCTCCATAATACATTACCTCAACAACATCTCCTCTTTCAGCAGTTGTATCAAGAATAATATTAGAAACTTGTGTTCCTGCTGTAGAATTAGCAGCATCACCACCAGCATCTTTATTAACACCACTTAGTATAGCACTTCCTGCTGCAATTGTAATATCGTTTGAAGGAGTTTCTTCCCATACAATAAACTTACAATTCCAACCTACTTTATTTTCAGTTGCTGCAGGTAATGTTATAGAATAAGCACCGCCTGAAGATTCGCACATAAACACTTTTCCACTATCAGAAATAGTTAGTGTTTTTGCTGCAGATACAAGCTCTACATCTTTAACATCATATACTTTACCATAGTTATTACTGTTTGAATTTAAGACATCACTTCTCATCTTACACACCCTCCAAATTAATAAGTGCATGAGTTTCAGGAAGACTTACCTCAAGACCTGCTTCTGTTAGAATCATGTCTTTTCTTAAATCTTCATCAGCTTGTTGCACATTAGTTGTGATTGAAGTATCTCTGTTAACACCGTTGCCAACAAGAGGTCTGTATGATACGTGGTCTAAATCAACCATTGCCATAAATCCAGCAGCAAATCCTCTAAATAAAGGTTCTGCTACAAGAGTTAAGTCACCATGAACAGTTTGCACTTTATTTACTAAATGTCCAAAAGAACCTTGACTTGCTGGGAAATTATATCTTTGGTCACCATCAGTCAACGAACCGCTTATAAAAGCACCTGAACCTAGTTTATTAAAATGCGATATTACTGGTCTTGAAGCTAAAGCTAATTTAGCTCTACTTCCACCCCTTGCAGGGTCAAAGATAACTTCAAAATCAGACAACATATCATCGTATGTCCATTCTGCAGCTGTATTAGATTTGTAGTATGGTGCACCTTCATTATATGATAATTGAGAACCATCGTTTACAATGTTGCTATAACCATTATAAATAATACTTCCAACAATACCATCTGTGTATTGAATGCCACCTGCACTACCTCTTTGCCCAAAAAGCATAGCTCTTTCAATGTCAATTTTATGTTCTCTTAATTTAAGATTCCATATTCTTTGCCATTCATCAGCATAACCTCTGTATACTGTAGCTCTAGCTGTATTAGTCATTTCGCAAGCTGTTTTAAAGATTTGAGTAAACCCATAATCATTATCAAGCTCTTGTGAAAATACATCTGGAGCACCTGAACCTTGCTCAAAAGACGTACCAATTACAGTACATTTTGAATCATCAGCTAATGCAAGAGTGCTTCCTCCAATAACTGATATTGATGTTACATTACATGTTGTTTGTGTTGCAGATGATGTATTATCAACTGAATCAATACGAACATTACATGTAGTTGGAACTGAACTGCCATCTACATCACCGATAGCAACAACCATTCCTGGTATCAACCAATCAACACCATCTCCACCTGCTGTATCAAAAACAACAGAATCTGTACTTCCTGCTGCAACTAATGTGATTCCACCTTTTAATAAAAAGCTTCTATCAGTCATTGCAACTTTTGTTCTGTCTTCTAAGAAACGAAATTGTGAATCAGATGTTGGGACTTTACCTACTTTTGACAAATATACAAAAAATGGAGATTCTTCTGGGGATAAATCAGCGACCCTGTCGCTAAAGTCATACAGTCTTCTTGTACTTAAATTAGCACTATCTACTGTATTGCTACCAGGAGTTCCAAATTTTACTTGTCCACCATTATAAGTAGCCATTATTTCTCCTTGTTATTTTACTATTATTTACAATACATTGCTTCGAGCTCCTGCTTTTATAATACCGTCCCACATTTCATCTGTTTCGCTTTTTCTAGTAGGTTGCTCACCATTTAAAACACCAGCTTGTTGAGGAACCGCCTGATTTTGACGAATACTATCAAGAGGACTTTCATTATTAGCAGCTTCAGGATTAGTTACAGCACGCCACATATTAATAGCACCATCAACACCATACTCAGCAGGATTTTTTTCAGCAAATTGTATAAATGATTCAATTTCACTATCATTTAGTCCTTTTTGACTAAGTTCAGATTTTAATTGATTTACACCTACTTGCTTTTGTAATCCTTGCATTTGTTGATTAACGCCTTGATTTATAGCCTGTTGTAGTTCCTGTTGTCGAAACTGATACGATTTAGACGATGGGTCATTATAGGCTTCCCAAGGGTCGAACTCATCTTTATCTAAAGTTACTTGTTGTTCAGCTTGCGGTTGGCCACCTTGAACCATATTTTTGATGCCTTCAACAACATCTGGTCGTGACTCCAAAAACTTACCAACTTGTTCGTATTTCTTTAGACTTTGATTTTCAGCATACAGTTTATCCTTTTCTGATTGAAAATACTTTGCTTGTGATTGCCAATCGTTAGAACTCTCTTGCTGTTGTTCACCTTCATCTTGCCCTACATTATCATTGATTTCACCTTGATTATCAAGATTTTCATTTTCTAATGCGTTATCCATTATTCTTCTCCTTGTTGTGATTTCTCGGTTTTTTCTTGAGCTTGACCACGTAAACGTAATTTCTCTGATTCGAGTTTAACCACATTGGTTAGTTGATTGACTGCATTCTTATTAGCAGCCTGTGTGTTTAATTCATTTTCTTTTAATGTAGATTTAAATTTCTCTACTTCAGTTCTCTTTCTAGCTGATATTGACTCTCTGTGAGCTGTTTGTAAATCGCCAGATAAATTCTTAATTTGCTCTTGTGCAGAAGCTAATTGCTGTTGTAATTGCTGAACAATATCCATTCTTTGTAATACGCCTTCTTTATCAAATATATCAGTTTTCATTAATGCTTCTGTTCTATCAATAAGACCCATTTTAAATGCTTCCATATATATTGACCATTCACCCCATCTATTTGATGGCATTGTTGAGTTACCAATAATATTAACATCATATTGGCCAATAGTTAAATCATTATGCAGTTCACCAATCGCTTGGGACTTATCATTATAAAAATTAACCATATACTCAGACATATCATTATTTGGCTGAACTATTCTAAATGTTTTCTTATATGTGTAATGTTCTTTTGCAAGATTGTATATAACTCTGCCTAATCTTTTTAAACTTCCTTCAATATCTCTTAATTTAGACTTACTACGTCTCTGACCAAAATCTTCCATCATCATTGTTGCTGACGATGTTTGTGGTGCAGCTTCTGCATTTCCTTGCATCATTTCAAATATACCCATATTTAAATCAATATATTTTTCAATCATAGGTGGTAAATTTAATATTGAATTAGATAAAGGAGAAGGTTGCGGAAAATGCGGTTCACCCATTGACGGGTCATATTCAATTGTTGCATTAGGATTAGCCCAATCTCTTTCTAATTCTTCAATATCATCAACACTTCCTTGCGGTATAAGTAATTTTAAACCAGCAGATGATTGTGCATGTGACGTAATAAGTGACATTACTTTATTTAAATATTTTTGAAAATCTTTGTTTTTTCTAACATCACTCATTGGATATGGAGTATTTGTCCATATGTTTGGAACTGGCACAATCGGATATTTGTCCGTATTTAAAACATATTCATATAATACAATTTGTCCTAATGTGCATGTAATTTTAATTCTTGTTTGCATAACTTCAAC